TGTTTCGTTAGCATTTGCAGTTTGACCCTCAAATACAATAGATGGATCTGCAAAATGATTATTACCATTTAATCTTAATCTGCCATAAATATCTGTCGTGCTAAAACCTAGTTGAACATGAAGTAGTAAAGCACCACCTACCATACTACGAAGTCTTAAATAACCATCTTCTTGACCATCAGCTACATCTGCTACAACACTATGTATTTTTGAATACTCAACATCTTGTGAATTATTGTTTCGACCTCTAAACAATATTTCACCGATTTGGTCACTATTTGCTGGACTAGATGAATTTCTGTATAATGTTAAACTTGGATCTTCTCCTGCACCTGCATCTGTAGATAATAGCTCTAAATCACCAGTAACTGTTGCACCAGCAGATGTGGTTTCAATCTTTTTGACATTGTTATGATTTAGCTCTACTGCACCACCATCTGAAAATGTTGCGTAAGTTGCTGATCCAGCACCATTTCTTAAATTTAAATCTGAAGCGTCTATAAATAAACTTCCACTACCTTGTTCTTGTATAATACTATTATTTGGATTATGAAAAATTTTTAAATCACCACTAGTTCCAAATTGCAGCACTTCGTTATCTGGAAACAAAACATCCCCATTAGCATCTGCTGTTACTGCTTTACTAGCTTGTACTGTTCCTAGTGTTGTTACATCAACATAGTTAAGTTCTGTGGTCGTTGCAGTTACACCATCTAGTTTGTTTATTTCTGTTGCAGTAGATGTTACAGCTACATCTTCGTTTATCTTTGGAGATGTTAAAGTTTTATTTGTTAATGTATCTGTAGTTGCTCTACCTACTATAGTGTCTGTAGTAGCAGGCAAAGTTAATGTTGTATTACCCGCAAAGTCAGAATGAGCAGGTGCTTTTAGTGCTGCATAGTGAGCATTAGAACTTTCACAATACATTCTTAACTCTGATTGTGCACCAGTATTTTTAAGCTCAATAACACCACCCTCTACTGTAAGATCATCACCCACAGATAAATCTGCACCTAATGTTGCATTACCACTTGCATCTAAAAACACAGTCTTTGACGCTGGTAATGTACAAAATATAGTTTTAGTTCCCGCACTAAAGTTGACTGCATTATCACTGTTGGAACTGCTAATAACTGTGGTTCTAGCTATGGTGCTAGAATCACTACTTAATGTACCTAAACCGACTTCAAACTCTGCCGTGCCTGGTAATGTTACTGCATAGTATGTTGTGTTAGAATTACCAACTCCAGTGCCAAAAGTTTCAAAACCAGTTACTGCACCAGCTAAAGTAAGTGTACCAGTGCCAGTTGTAGTGGTAGTTTCTTTTACTCTATCGTTTAATACCAATGCCATTATTTAAGCTCTATCGTTAAGTTGTTTGCATTTATTCTAAATATATCACCACTTGCTATTGCCTTACTTGCGTCTAATGCTCCAATAAATAAAACATTACCACCAGACCCCACAACATCTAAACTAGCGGTTGCGTGAGTTGCTACAAAGACATGAGTGATTGTATTGTTAGTCCCACCAGAGGCTGCAAATTCTATGTTAGCGGCATTTTTTATTGTCTGTGTATCTGCTGATTCAGCAGTTAATGTCCAGTTAGAAGCAGTAACCTGCACTCTTGCATAATTTGTAAACGTAGCTTCTGTTATTGTTGGGTCACCAGACTCTCCAGTTGAGTCATTAAAATTAGATACTGCCGTTGCTAGTCCAACATAAATGCTATCACCTGGTGAACTAAACGATGCGGCATTGTTTTTAAAAATAAAACTTAAAAGTCTATTTTCTAAAAAGGTGGTTGCTGCATTTGCTGTTGCCATTTTCTACTCCTATGTTCTCGGTCTCGATGGTAGACCAACTCTATATCCATCTGTGTTTTCTCTTGCTTCACCTAAATCTTTTAGTCTTTCTAAATATTGTGCATACAGTCCATTATAATTTTGCAACACATCTGGCTCTCCTTTCATAAAACTATATGCCTCTACAAGAGAACCATAGAGTAATGCAAAAGGTGCATTTGTGCTTAACCAAGTTGTACCACCATCTGCACCTGCGGTCAAACTCGTAGGTCTATAGAAATAGTGCAATTCGATTGTATATGCACTATTTGGTGTGGGTGCTAATATAAAATTGTTTTCATCAAATCTGGCGTAATATTTAGGTAATCCAGTTGTTGAAGCAGCGGGTGTATATTCTCTTAAAAAGTTTACATCCTTTTGCAGAAGAAAACTTTCTGATCCAGACGTTGTAATCTGTAATGAAAATGATGCCAAGTAATCTGAAGGCACTGTTAAAAACTGATCTGAAGAGGTTAATGTGCTCGTTACATTTTTTCTAAAATAATCAAAGTCTACACTCTTTAATATTTTTTCTTCTGCTGCTTTTACAAAATTAGGAATGTTATTTACAAATGTGGTCTCACTGTTATCTGTGTAGTCTTGTATTGCTGTAGTTAATGTTGCTTTTGTAAAACTCATTTATGTCCCCAATGTTACAGGCCCAGCAGTAGCAGAACCTCCACCACCCTTTGTATTTCCTATTGTAGCAGTTCCACTACTCGCAGTAAATGTATAAGTATCGTCAGTGACTTTTGTAATAGAATAACCAGATGAACTATTTAAAACAGTAGCAGTAAATCCATCAAAACCTGTGGCATCTCTAAAACGAACTGTGTCACTCGTTGATCTACCATGTGATGATTCTATAACTGTTATAACAGCACTGCCAGAACTACCAGATAAAAAAGGATTTAATCCAAGAATGTTTTCTACCGTTACTTCAGTTCTACTATCTGGTCTTGGTTCATATAATGCTGTTGGATCTGGACCTGGATAGTTTGGTTCTAACTGTGGGTGTTTTGGCTCATATTCATCTGGACCGACCTTCAAACCATTCCATTCTTTTCTCATTTCACGCAAACGATAGCGAAATCCAGACCGATCTGAATATCCGTATGCTTTTTTACCACTTGCATACCTAGCCATTAGTACCTCAAATATGATATATTCGGTGTTAATTTAAGTGGTGTGCTATTTGCATCCTCTGCCGCGGCTCTTTGAAACTCTTCTTCATACACAGCTTTTAGTATTTGTATTCTATCTGGTGCTTTTTTCATTGATATATAATAAGCAAGTCCAGCCGCCATACATGGTAAAAACCTAAAAGGTGCATCGGTTGTGTTAACTAAGGCATCTGCATCTTGTATTCTTCTTACATAGTAATACACAAGAGTATAAGATGTATCTGGTGTTGACCACAATGTAATCGTGGGAGTTGTTTGTCTATCAAAGAAATACTGACTTGGTTGTCCAGTATTACCTTTGTTAGGTATTCTTAAATACTCACCACGACTCATTTGCGTTAGAGTAAAATCAACGCTACTACTGTTTCTTAAAACAACTTCTAATAGATCTACAAACTCACTGTCTAATGTATATGTAGCTGTGCCAGATGTTACTGCCTTTGTTTCTTGTGTTACAGTCCATAAATTAAGACCTCTGTTTGCCCAATCAGCAAACATAAGATTTAAAGAGCGTCTAGCTGTTTTGGCATCATAGCCAGTTCTCATCTCTAAGCCACATCTCTCATAGGCTTCTTCGATAAGTTCTCCTACATCTAAATCAAAATCTCTTGAGTTTGAAGTTGCCATTAGGCTTTACCACCTCTTTTCATCCTTTTTCTCATAGTTCCACCACCCATCATTTTTTTACCACCAGGACCTACTTTTTTCGTTCCTGTTATAGGTTTGCCTCTACTCAACCCCTTCATAGGGTTTTTAATTTTAGCTGTCATTTTTTTACCGTTTTTGTTAGGCATCATTTTCTCCTTTTTCTAGTTAATGATTTCACTCTTCTTGGTTTACCAGCAGGTTGCCCTAACCGATTCTTTTGACTTATTCTACTTCTTTTTTCTTTAGCTGTCATCTCCTTAGTAGTCTTTGGAGTTTTAGAGCTAATTCTTTTACTTGGTCTACAATACGGAGTTCCTCTCTTTTCACCCTTTTGGCGACCACATGGTTTACCAGTCTTGACATCTTTCCAGTCTTCTTTAAACCACCTTTTAAGTGCTAGACCCTTTTTTGTCTTTCGAACTGCCATTACGAATACTTCGTTTTCTTTCTTCTATTTGACATTATAGCTCCACAACCTCTGGCTATGTTAGGATTACTAGACTTTCGTTTAGTTCTTCTAACGGCTGCACCTTCTTTAGCTTTCATTGATTGCTCTCTGTCTACTTTTTTAATGGCAGCCATAAGACCACCATCTGCTTTTTTCTTCTTTTTACCACCAGTTCCATAGTTGGCTGCACCGACTTTTCTACATTTAGCAATAGCACCTGAGGCATATGCTGATGGAAAAACCTTATATCTGGCTTTTACTTTATGGTAACATGCGTCTTTAGGCATAATATCTTCCTTTCATTATTTTCCAACAAGTGCAAAAAAACTCTCTTTTCTTACATTTGTGGCATACTTTAATTGGTTCACCCCTTACGACCTCTCCTTTTTTTAGAGGCACAATGTGCTCTTTCAGAAAACCCTTTAGGTCGTTTACAATTGATCCGCCTCTTCCTAGCACTACTCCACTTTGAGGAGCGTTTCCCAGGAGACTTTGTGATCTGTTTTGACATCGATCCCCGCGAGATTGCCATCCTCACCCTTTCTTTTCATAAAATCTGCCCACAATACTGTTATCATTTCGTTATTTTCTTTAACTTTTATTTCAGTAATTGCAGTTCTTTTGTCTACATTAATTAATGTTAAGCATATCCATGCTATAGCTCCAGTTGCTGAAGTCACAATAACACCTGTAATTATTTGTTTTATGTTTAACATTTCCATCTTCTTCTTGCTTGTCTTAACCTACTATTAGGATTCTTAGCTGCTTTAGGAAACTTTTTCATCTGGCCTGCACTTCTTGCACAAAATGATTTTCTTCTTTTTGCAGCTTTACTCCCAGCTTTAACTTTACCAGTAACAGCAGTTTTTAATTTACTGCCTGGATTATCTCTACGATAACGAGCAACCCCAGCCTTAGTCATTCCCGCCCCAGCCTTAGTGGAGCGAAAATACTTTTTGGTTTTAGGAGGTTGCTTGTCTCTCGTTCTAGCCATTACGATAAAAATATCGTTAGTTTATTACTACTGCCAGTAAAGGCAGATAAGTATGCACCACTTTCTGCTAATATACCATTGTCTGGAATATTAAGAGTGTGTAATCCAGTTGGAAAACTTTGTGAAATCAAAGTAGCACCACCGTTACCATCGGTAATAGTAATAGCACCAGCCGCGTCTGCAAAGATAACTATCTGTCTTATTCTTGACCTTGCAGGTCCTATCAAAGCAGCAGCATCTCCTTGATTCACATTAAAGGCTTTTACGTCAGATCTTGTTCCAGCCATTTGTATCTCCTATTATTGGTCAGCAAAAGCAGGAACTGTAGTTGATGTAACAGTGCCAAAAATTTGATAATTGGTTGTGTTTAGTCCCATAATCGTAATATCAAATGCTTGTGGCACATTTAACTGCACACTACTGTTTGAGCTACCATTTGAAAATACAGTTACGTTATCTGCATTTGTATCTAAATGAGTAATCCCACCAATATAAAAGTTTGTGTTGCCAGGTGTGATTATAAGAGCATCTGTTCCATCTGCTGCTCCACCCGCATAAACAAATCTAAACATTGATCCAGCTATAGGTGCTGGTAATGTGTATGTATTATCTTGTGATCCATCTGGTACAAGTAAAACTCTACCACTATGAGTAGCATTTGTAAGAGTTACGTTACCATCAGATAAACTAACTGGTGCTCCACCAAGAGTTGTTACCTCTGTAATGGCCCCACTAGTTGCATCTTTACTGATTGTTTTAATTGTGCTTTCAGATCTAATAGGACCTGAGAATGTTGTATTAGCCATGTATGTCTCCTTGTCTTGGCTGTTGTCGAAGTTAATTCTTCGTCAAG